AAACTAATAGACGTACCCAATATGTATAGCGGAGTAACTGCATCACTACCTTGGTTTGCTGTCGCTGTGTATGATATGATTAAAGGTGCAGAAGTTACCGAAGATTATAATCTTATGCAGAAAGGATTGAGCTGGTTCTCTAAACATTTCCCTAACGAATACATGACACTACTAGACTGAGTCTAGTTGCTAGCCTCGAGCCGCTCGGTGCGAGCGGCTTGGGTCTTGACTCTTTAAACATTAGAGAGGTCCCAAGACCCTTAGCTTTCTTAACGCATTCTTAATAAGTCAATACCCCTTTTTTTAAATGGGTCCCATAACTTGACCCTTTACTGCTTGATTTAGACATAAGTAAGCTGTAAATAGATTGGAAGGTTCCAAAATTAATCCTAAAAAATTTTGCGGAAAATTTTTATGAAACTGACTTTAGAGAAATTAAATTTATTACCCCCTGACATTCAAAAAGAATTTATTGAAGCTGCAACATTAGCTTCACAAAAACGTAGTATAGAAAAATCACAAAATGATTTTATGTCATTTGTTAAACGTGTTTGGCCAGAATTTATAGAAGGGAAACATCATCAAAGGATTGCAGAAAAATTTAATGAACTTGCAGAAGGTAAGATTAAAAGATTAATTATTAATATGCCACCAAGGCATACAAAGTCAGAGTTTGCTTCCTTCCTGCTTCCAGCTTGGATGATAGGCAGACGTCCTAAATTAAAAATTATTCAATCAACTCACACTACAGAACTTGCTGTGCGATTTGGTCGTAAAGCTAAGACACTAATGGATATGCCTGAGTACAAAGAAATCTTTCCAACAAGATTAAGAGAAGATTCTCAAGCAGCTGGTAAATGGGAGACAGAACAAGGTGGTGAATACTATGCTGCCGGTGTCGGGTCAGCCATTACCGGTCGAGGTGCAGATTTACTTATCATCGACGATCCACATTCTGAACAAGATGCAATGAATATAGATGCGTTAGAACGAGCATACGAATGGTATACATCAGGACCTCGTCAACGATTACAACCTGGCGGAGCCATTGTTCTAGTTATGACAAGATGGAATACAAAAGATTTAACAGGAGCTTTACTTAAAGATACTGGAAACGTGAAATCAGATAAATGGGAGTTAATAGAATTTCCTGCAATACTACCAAGTGGTAAACCTGTTTGGCCAGAGTATTGGAAGTTAGAAGAATTAGAAGGTGTTAAAGCTTCATTAAATTTACAAAAATGGAATGCACAATGGATGCAAAATCCAACTTCAGAAGAAGGTGCATTAATTAAACGAGAGTGGTGGCGTAAGTGGGAGAAAGATTTTATACCTCCTCTTGAACATGTTATACAATCTTATGATACGGCATTCATGAAAAAAGAAACTGCGGATTATTCTGCAATAACAACGTGGGGAGTATTTCACAATAATGAAGACTCAGGACCACAACTTATTTTGCTAGATGCTGTTAAAGATAGATTTGAATTTCCTGAGCTTCGAAGGATAGCATATCAACAATATCAGTATTGGCAACCAGAAACTGTATTGATTGAAGCAAAAGCATCAGGTCTTCCATTAACATATGAATTGCGTAAAATGGGTATCCCTGTTATAAACTATACACCTTCAAAAGGTAACGATAAGCACACTAGAGTTAACTCTGTTGCGCCTTTGTTTGAATCGGGTCAGATATGGGCACCTGTAGACAAAGAGTTTGCACAAGAAGTCATTGAAGAGTGTGCTGCGTTTCCCTATGGAGATCATGACGATCTTGTGGATTCTATGACACAAGCAGTGATGCGTTTTAGACAAGGTGGCTTTGTAGAGCATCCTGAGGATTACAAAGATGAACCTATAATCAGAAACAATAAAACTTATTACTAACTATGAAAAAATATACGGACCTAATAGAAATGTTAGAAAAGATTTTTGGCAAAGGTTCTGTTTCTAGAACAATTGGTACTCGTACAAACGTAGTTAGATTTCCAAAAGGTAAACAACCTGTAGATCCAACTAGAGGTGAACTTGATGTAGAAGGCACAGCTGCAAAGAATCCTGATTTAGTACAAGTCATTGAAAATTCTATTGCAGATAGAATGGGTGATATTACCAAAATGAATGACCAAGAATTATTAACTTATACTTCAAATGTTAGAAGACTTGCAAACTTTAAAGAACCCCCACCATTACCAGAAGCAGATGTTGTAAAGTTTGGAAGTGGAGAAGAGATAAAAGGAAAGGGGTTAGAACAATTAATTGAGAAACAAGGAACTGTTAATCCACCAACAACAGTTGCAGGTCAATTAGAAACACAAGGTAAAAAGTTAGAAAAGGTAGGAGAAGATTTAAAAGAAATAACTGAACCAAGATCTCTTGTTGGTGACATGTTAAAAGATTACGCAGATTTTGATAAGTACATGCAAAGCTCACAAAAAACTGGATACGTTAGAGCAACGGTGAGACAAATTATGAGAGAAGATATTCAAGCGGGTAAATTAAAACTTCCAAAAGAATTACAAGATCAAGTTATGCAAGGAATTGGTGAACCCATAGATATCTATAGAAAAGTTTATGGAGAAGGAGCTTTAGAACAAATTGATAATTTAGCGGATGATCTTGGACAATTTAGAACAGAAGAAGAAGCTGCAAAATTTGCAAGATCTAAATATAAAATAGAACCTAAAGTAGAACCTGTAGATGAATCTAGAACTTATGAAGAACTTGAAGATATATTTAAAAAAGATCCAGAACCAGAAGGTAAAGCACAGGGTGGAAGAATAGGATTTAATAAAGGTAAAAGGGTTAAGTCTTCTATTGATAAATTAATAGAACAATTAAATAAAAAAACTAAAGGTAAAAAATCTATGGAATCTGTTGATCCAAAAACTGGAGAAGTAACTGTTCCTAAAAGACCAATTAGACGAGCAGAAGAACCAACAGGTATGACAACAATGGATCCTGAGCCAGAGATAATAGATGAAAAATCAGTTTCAAAAACAAAACAACAAACTAAATCAAGACAACTTACTAAGGAAGAAATTGAAGATTATGAAGAACAACTTGGAGATTCAGAAACTTGGATGTCAGAAGGAACTGTTGAAGAAGCTGAAAAAGCTTTAAAAAGAAGTAAGGCCGAAGAAGCATATTATCTTCAACAATATAAAATGGGTAGACTAGATCCTGCCCCTGGTGAACAAACTCAAGGTCGTATGGATTTTTTAAGAAAAAAAGCTGAATACGCAGAAGATGTAAAAGATAGAAGATTATTTACTCTTGATGAAATGAATGAATTAGATGAATTAGAAAAAATATTTGAACCACGTAGTTCAAGTAATATAAATATATCGGATCCTAAAACTGCAGAATCATTTACAAATTTTATAAAAGAAAATGACCCGGAAGGATTTAAAAAAATTCAAAAGATAGTTGATGATATTAATAATAGAAATACTTTAAAAGAATTTGATATTAAAGATAGAGAACCTAATGCTAATGGCGGAATTGCCGGATTGTTATAATGAGCGAAATTAAAAAGTATAAAAAATATTTAAACTTCAAAGCAAACCCCCGTTACTTGCGACGCGATTTTATGGTCCCGTTATACACAGGAACTGAACCGGACATTGTACCAGAGGCGAGCATCGAGCAGCAAGGAGCTGTGCAAGAATTTAGTGAAGGAGGAAGAGCAGGTAATAAAGATACCGTATTAAATACATATACCAAATTAAAAAAAGATTTAGGAAGAAACCCTTCTCTTGCTGAAATGATTAGAGGAACTGGAAAAGATAAAAAAACTATTTACAATTATTTAGGAAATAAAAAATTATCAGAAGGTAGATTAGTAGAAGCAGGAAAAACTGGAACTGCTGCATCTGTTGAAGCATTCAAAGCTAAAAAAGTTGATAAACCAACACCAACTTTTTATGAAGGAAAACTTGGAGTTAAATGGCCAGATAAAGAAACAGAAAATAGATATATAAAACAAATTAAAGAAAGATATCAATACCCTGCACAAAGTTTTGAATTTAATCAAAAAGTTAAAGCAGGTGAATTATTAACTGATAAAGCTCTTGCAAAAGAATTTGGAATAAATCAAGCTAATGTGGAAAGAATAAATAAATATATAAAAAATACTGAAGGATTATCTTATCCAAAAGCTGAAATATCTGAACAAGAAAAAAATAAACGTATAAGAAGAAAATTAGCAGAAAAAAAATCTAGTGATCCTGCTTATGAACAAAAAATAAGAGGTACAAAAGAAACACAAAAATCACATATGGGAGATTTATATAATGTAAAAGTTACTCCACAAACTATTGGGTACGCACCACAAGAAATAAATTTAGCTTTAACAGGTAAAGTTGATCCAGCTTTAAAATCAATTATAGAAAAACAAAATAAACTTTATAAAAATAAACCAGAAAATTATAAACAAAGGATAGAAGATTTAAACGTTAAAGGAATGGATTATGCAGCTCAAACAGAAGGTTATAAAGTATTTGAAGCATTAGATCCAAAAACAGGAAAAAGATTTGTTCCAATTACAAGCCCTGAAAAAACAATTGACCCAACGGGAGTTGCAGGAAGCACTCCATTAAAAAATTTAACTAAGCAACAAAAAGCTGAAATAGAATTAAATAGAAAAGCTGTTATGGAAGCTCAAGCTAAAATTCCAGCTGCTGAAAAAAGAAGACTTGTACAAATGATTGGATCTATTGGATGTCCTACCTATGCAATTGGAGGACGAGTTAATTTTTCTGAAGGAACTGATTGTTATAATAAAGGTCTTAAAAAATTAGAAGAAGGTAATTTATCAAAAGCAGAATTAAATGTTGCAAGAAGGGCCATTACAACAGCGGGAGAAGAAGGATCTTTTTTAAAAAATATTTTAGATAAAGCAGGAAGTGGTATTAAATTTACAGGAGTAACCTTTGATGATTTAATGGCATTTGGTAGAACTCCTGGTGGTAGACTTTTAGGATATGGTGTTGGGGTTGGTCTACCTGCATATTTTGCGGGCGAAGAATTGTTAAAAGGAAATATAAAACAAGCAGGAAGAGAATTAGGATATATTCCAACATTAGGATTTGGATTGCCCGAATCTTTGGTTGGAAGTGTTAAAACTGATTTAATTGGTCATGCAAAAGAAAAAGGTTTTAATGTAGGGTCTATTGAAAAAATTTTAAATAAAAATGAAATTAGTAAAAAAATAAATGCCGCCGAAGAACTTTTGGGTTATGGAAAAGAAGCTAATTTAAAAAATCCAGAAAAATTTAATAAACCTATACAAGATAAAATAAAATCACTTTATGAAGAATATGATAGTATAAAATTAAATAATGCAGATCAAGAAAATCTTAATAAAACACTTGAATCTTTTTATACACAAAATAGAGAAAGAGTTCCTGAATTATTTCAAGCTAGAACTAAAATTTTAGAAAATATTCAAAAAGATATAGGTTCATTTAAACGTTCTGAATTAGATCCTGCTTTTGCTCAAGAGGAAAAAATAAATATTCCATTAGAAAAAATAGAAGAACCTGTTGAAACAGTTCCAGAAGAATTACCAAGTGAATATAAAGTTTCAGCAGCAGAAGGTGGTTATATAGATTACATGAGAGATTATAATAGATACGCAAGTGGAGGAAGAATTCATTTAAACGAAGGTGGAGGTGGTCCTAAATTGTCTAGAAGAGGATTTTTAGGATTTTTAGCTGGAGCTGCTGCATCTCCATTTGTTATTAAAGCAATGAAAGGTAAAAAACTTTTATCGGGTGCAAAAGTTGCAACTAAAGTTTTACCAAAAGTAGCAGGCATGCCAGATTGGTTTAATCCACTCGTTACTAGAATAATGAATGAAGGAGTTGATATATCTCCTAAAGCAACAAGAGTTGAAGACATAGTAAAAGTTAAAAAATTAGAATTTCCTATGCCAGAAGAGGGCACTAAAGTATTTAGAAAATCAGGAATCGGATTTGAAAAAAAAAATATAGAAACAATTACAATGACAGAGTATCCAGACGGAAGAATTGAAATAGAAGCAGATGTTTTTGGAGGTTCTTTTGATGCACCTTTTAGTTTAAATTATAGACCACCTAAAACAGATATTAATGTAGAAACAGGAGAACCTGTAAAATATCCAGGTGATTTTTCTGTAGTAGAACAAAGACCAAAACCAGATTACGGTGATCCAGGTAATTTTGAAATTGATTATGAAGTTATGTCAGTTGATGATACAATAAGTGATCTTGAAAAACTTGAAAAAATTGGAACAGGAAAAAGAATACATCCAAAAAGAGTTGAACAAAGAACTGGAGCAAGAAAATTTGTAGAAGATAATCCTTCAGAGGATATTGTAAATAGATATGGTGATTCAGAAATTGAATATGACCGAATGAAAGATGAAGGGTTATTTAATGAAACAGAGTAAAAAACTAACCACAACAATACCACCCTTACGAGGCCCTAATCCACAAGGCTTGAATATTAACTATAATACTGTTAGAACAGTTAAATCGGAGAAAACAATAAATGGCAGAAATAGAAAAACCTATTCCAACAATAAGTAAACCTTTAACTCCTGAACAGGAGACAGAACTTGTTATAAGTGAAACTGAAGAGATGCCAACATCTCCAACAGAAGTAACTGAAAATGAAGATGGTAGTGTAGATATTAATTTTGATCCTAAAAAAGATCTATCTGGAGAAACAGAATTTAATGCAAACCTTGCCGAAGTAGTTGATGAACAAGTTCTTAATATGCTTGGTTCAGAACTCTATCAAGACACACAATCTTATAAAGATTCAAGAGCTGATTGGGAAAAAGCTTATACTCAAGGATTAGATTTATTAGGATTTAAATACGAATCAAGAACAGAACCATTTCAAGGTGCATCTAGCGCAACACATCCTGTATTAGCAGAAGCGGTTACACAATTTCAAGCACAAGCTTATAAAGAATTACTTCCAGCAGAAGGACCGGTTAGAACTCAAGTTGTTGGAGTAGATACTCCAGAAATTCAAGATCAAGCAGATAGAGTTGCTGAGTTTATGAATTATCAAGTTATGGATATTATGAAAGAATATGAACCAGAGTTTGATCAGATGTTATTTTACCTACCTTTATCCGGTTCTACATTTAAAAAAATTTATTATGATGAATTATTAGGTAGAGCTGTTTCTAAATTTATTCAAGCTCAAGATATTATTGTTCCATACACTGCATCTTCTTTTGAAGACGCAGAAGCAATTATTCATGTAATTAGAATTTCAGGAAACGAATTAAGAAAACAACAAGTAGCTGGTTTTTACAGAGACATAGAATTAATTGCATCCGATGAATTAACTCAAGACGATAGTATTAGATCTAAAGAAAGACAATTAGAAGGTGTAACCATGAGTGGTCAAACCGAAGATGTTTTTACACTTTTAGAATGTCACATTAATTTAGATTTAGAAGGTTTTGAAGATAAAGATTCAAATGGTGAGCCTACAGGAATTAAATTACCATATATTGTAACCATTGAAGAAAATTCTAGAGAAGTTTTATCTATTAGACGTAACTATTCTGAAACTGATCCTAAAAAACAAAAGATACAATATTTTGTACACTTTAAATTTTTACCGGGATTTGGTTTCTATGGTAATGGTTTAATTCAAATGATTGGTGGATTGTCACGTACTGCTACACAAGCTTTAAGACAATTATTAGATGCAGGAACCTTATCTAATTTACCAGCAGGATTTAAACAAAGAGGAATTAGAATTAGAGATGATGCACAATCTATTCAACCTGGTGAATGGAGAGATGTAGATGCACCTGGAGGAAATTTAAAGGATGCATTTATGACTTTACCATACAAGGAACCTTCACAAACTTTATTAGCACTAATGGGGGTCGTGGTTCAAGCAGGTCAGCGCTTTGCTTCGATAGCGGACATGCAAGTAGGGGATGGGAATCAGCAAGCAGCAGTGGGCACGACCGTGGCTTTGCTGGAAAGAGGCTCGCGCGTGATGTCAGCAATTCACAAAAGAATATATGCTTCTATGAAGGAAGAATTTAAATTACTTGCAAATGTATTTAAACTATATTTACCACCAGAATATCCATACGATGTTGTAGGTGGTCAAAGAACAATTAAACAAGCGGACTTTGATGATAAAGTAGATATCATTCCAGTTGCAGATCCAAATATATTTTCACAAACACAAAGAATTTCTATTGCACAAACAGAATTGCAACTTGCAATGTCAAATCCTGGAATTCATAACATGTATGAAGTTTACAGAACAATGTATTCAGCATTAGGTATAAAAGATATTGATAGAATTTTAATGAAACCAGATCAACCCACACCAAAGGACCCTGCGCTAGAGCATGTAGATGCTCTTGCAGGGAAACCATTCCAAGCATTTCCAGGACAAGATCATAGAGCACATATAACTTCACATTTAAGTTTCATGGCAACTAATCTTGCAAAAAATGCTCCTGTAGTTATGGCTGCATTAGAGAAAAATGTTTTTGAACACATTTCTTTGATGGGTCAAGAACAAGTTGAACTTGAATTTAGAAATGAAATTGCTCAAGTAGCTCAAATGAGTCAAAATCCACAGATGATGCAGAACCCACAAACACAAGCTCAAGTACAAAACATACAACAGAAGATTGAATCTAGAAAAGCTCAAATTATTTCAGAAGCAATGGAAGAATTTATGTCTGAAGAAAACAAAATTATGTCAGTTATTGATAATGATCCAATTGCAATGTTAAGATCACGTGAGTTAGACCTTAGAGCACAAGAAAATGCGGCTAAAGAACAGGAAAGCAAGGAAAGAATCAATCTAGATAAGATGAAAACTATGATGAATCAGTCAACAGACGATAGAAAACTACGACAAAATGAAGAATTAGCTAAATTAAGAGCAAATACTTCACTAGAAAAAACTGTTTTGGCTGCTAAACTTAAAAATAGATTTCCAAATCAATAAAAAAGGAGTATAAATAGGTATGAAAAAACAAAATGAAAAATTAGCAAACGCAACTAGGACTTTTACTAAAGATTCTAAAGTTAAAGTAGATACTAATCATTCAAAGTACACTAATGCTGAAGGATATTTAGTTGGTGGAGTAGATATTGAAATGTCAAACCCTCAAGAAACTCAAATTCAAGAAGTTCAAGGTCAAGGAAGTATTCTTTCAGAGAAAAAAAGATCAGCGAAGTGGTATTAAATCATGATTCAAATGTTAGGAGCTGTAGCACCTCTCGCAAAAATCTTATTTAACACAATTGAAAAATCAGTTCCTGATAAAGATCTACAAGAAAAATTAAAATCACAATTACAAACACAATTACTACAATCTAATACAGCAGAATTACAAGCAGCAGCAAAGATAGTTGAAGCTGAAGCAAAAGCTGGTTGGTTTTCAGCAAGTTGGAGACCTTTATTAATGTACGTATTAATTTTTATATTAATATGGAATTATGTATTAGGACCTGTTATCTTATTTTTTTTTAAAGCTTCTATAACTATTACTCTTCCAGGAGACGTATGGACACTTTTACAAATTGGTCTGGGAGGTTACGTTGTGGGACGAAGCGCAGAATCGGTGGCGCGCACTATGGCAAATAAACCGGCAAACAAAGAACAAGAAAACGGATAGGATAAAAAATGAGAAATGATTATAAAATAAGACCAAGACTAGAATTTAAAATGGGTGGTAAAGTTAAAAAAGGTGGAAAAGGATTTCCAGATTTAACTGGAGATGGAAAAGTAACTTTTAAAGATGTTTTAAAAGGTAGAGGTGTTATTAAGAAAAAAGGTGGAATGATTAAAAAAGCGGATATGCTAACTGCTAAAATGTCTGAAAAGAAAAAAGGTAAAATGATGAAGGGTAAAAAATAATGGCAGCAATTCTTAAAAAAGGATTAAGCATAATTAGAGGTGTAGAGCCTAAAAGTACTAAATCGACTAAACTGAAAGCTCAAATTTCTAAAAATATAGGTCGAATTAGTAAAAAAGATTCTGAAAGTGAAGCATTAGCAGAAGAACTTTTAGCACTAGAAAAAAAAGGTGGAGATTCAGAAGCAATTAAAAAAGCAAAAAAAGAACTTGAAAATATTAAAGCTAGTAAAAAAAAATATCCAAAAGAAGTAGGCGAAATAAATACAGGAGAAGTATTTACAAAAGAAACAGAATACAAAAAAGGTGGTAGAGTTAAAAAAAGCAAAGGTGGTCTTATTAGAGGGATACCTAAACTTGCAATGAGGGGTTATTAATGACTAGAGGAGTTGGAATAGCAAAAAGAGGTTTTGGAAAAGCATTATCAAGAACAGGTTATTCAGGCGGAGGAGAAGTTATGGATGATATGTCAGAAATGCACGAAGGAGCAGAATCTGTAGCAGAAGAAGCAAGAGAAACTAAACTTGAAAAAAAAGGATACGAAGAAACCAAAACTGGTAAAATGATTAAAGCAGCCAAAGAAGGAATAAAAAAAGTAAGTGAAACTGCTAAAAAAAATGTTAAATTTGTCACACCTGCACCTATTAAAGAAACTCCAGAACCTTCAGATGAAATGGATGAATATTTTACTAAAGAAACTAGAGTTGGAAAAAATAAATATAAAGTTGAAAGAGTAAAAAAATCAGATGATGAAATTGGTTATC